CAAAAAAGATTCCATTGTTTGCATCAAAACTTCCAACACGTTGTTCTAATCCAGATTCTTGTGCATTCATTACAAATGTATTAAATATAAATAATGACTTACCTGGTTGATAAGACATAACTCTTTTTGATTGTCTTATGACTTTATCGCCACTAGCTGTAGTTACATTTAAATTAACTGTAGATTTATTTGCGGTATATGAAACTGTTCCTGATCCAGTTAAAGATTCATCAAAAAGATTATTTTTTGACATTACATTTGTACTATCAAAAATAGTAAATGGATTAGAAACTCTTAGTCTTCCAAACGCATCATAAGCATTTGATCCATTTCCACCGCCAATAACTGTTGGTTCTACATTAACATTATTACAACTCATATTACCTCATTGTATACCAAGAAACTCTTTCGACTTCCTGTTTTAATTCTTCTTGATAAGAAGTGTTTAATTTATCCTTCAATGTTTGTAAAGATTGTGCAACCTGTCTTTGATTTTCTTCAGTATATTCTGAAGTAGGTTCAGGAATATTGATATTAATTCTAGCCATTATCTTCTTCCATCAGGTTGTATATCTGCTCTAAAAGTACCAAATCTCCAATCTTGATCTGTAGAAGTATTTGCAATTTTTAAACTAGCAAATCTAGATCTTGCTCTTGTATCTATTTTTTCAGTAGAACTATTTACTGTAAAAGGACCTAGAGGTGATGAAGTAGCTGTGTCGCTAGGATATCTTCTTAATTTAATAGTTACCTCAGCATTACCAGTTAATAATTTAAAATCTGGTATAAATCTTTTCATGCTCATAAAGAACTGACCATCTCCTTCAACTGCTAAGTCAAAATCTCCCGATTGTATAAATGCTGGAATAGCAGTCTTAGCACCTGTAGAATCTACTTCGTTATTACCTATTTCATGTGCATAATAAGTGGAAGCTCCATTTACATTAGTGACTCCTTGTATAGTTGGAAAAGTAGGAGTGCCTGTTGAATTAAATTTAGTTGCATATGGATTATCATACAAAGTAGCATCGTGCCAAGAAGTTCTAGATAAGGATCCAGTTGTCCAAGTATTTTCAGTATAGTTATAAGTCACCATTCGATCTACTTTTTCAGAACCTGATTTAGCGTAGAACCAAGTTATTTCTTCATATAGATTATTTAAACCTGCGTAAACAATTTCTCCAGAATTATAATTTATGCCAAGATTGTCACCGTCATCAGTAAACACAAAATCTTCTACTAAACATGGCACATCTTTAACTGTGCCATCGTAAACAAAAAAACCTCCAGATTGACCCATCCACCATACTCTACCATTAACATATTTCATTGCATGTTGACCGATAGCACCACAGTTAGATCCTACTTGTCTAATAGAGAATGTAAAAGGAGCTCCTACAAACTGCATTATATAAGCAGAGGTATCCGTTAGTATTAATATATAATCTTTAGCTTTAGCTGCACCTATAATTTTAGTACCAGAATCTAGTCTAAATGTGCCTGCTGTATTCGTAGAAGTAGGTGCATAGTCAGATAAAGTTTCTTGATTAGAAAATCTTATAAACATTTTATCTTGTTTTGTTGGATCACCAATTGTAGTTTCAGTTCCAAGCACAATTAAATGTCTATCTCTTTCAGACACAATAGACATAACTGATCTTGTTGGAGCACCACTTACAATAGTTGCTCTAGTTGTTAATGCAGACGGATTCGAATGTAGTGGACTCCATTGAAATGTTTTACCGTTTTTAACTGTTGCGATAAGTATTTCACCAAAATGATCTAATGACCATGAGCCTGGATCTAATATTACTGAGGAAGTTGTAGATGCTGAACCCCAAGTACCTCTTGACCACGAACCAGTGCCCCAACCGTATCCATAAGTTTGTGATAAAGGACCTACCGTTGCGTATGGGTTAATATCTGCAGAACCACTTGCGGAAGTAGTTGCTGTTGCTACGGTGGCCATTGTTACTGTAAAAGTGTCTGCATCAGGTGTAGTAATTACTTCAAAAGTATTTGTCTCAAAATCAGACGCTACATAACCTGCTCCAACAGGTGGAGTTACATTTGTAAAAGTAAATAAATCTCCTATAGTTAAACCGTGTGATACATAATTTACGGTAACAGTAGCTGAAGTATCTGTGGTATCAAATGTTGCACCTGTAAGTGCTGTATCAAGAGGAGTGATATCGTAAAAAGCACCTTCGTAATAAATAAATAATCCTTTGTTAGTACCCAGAGCTGCGTACTTTCTGCCATCTAAATCTGCCCAAACCATTTGCTCTCTAACGGCTCCGACTAAAGTAGAACCAGTTATCTGTTCCCACCCACCAATTTTTTCTGGTAGACCATATCTAAATCTTACAAAGTCACCATCTGTCCACTGCCCTTCGGCTCCTGTTTCTGTGACTTGTTTATTAAATCCTGGTCTTATTTGTACATTTGTTAAAGGCATGCCGTATTATACCATAATTTACAGATAAGGTTAACATCTTATAAATTACTCGCCTGGTACTTCACTATCAGCTAAAGTTTGTTTATTTTGTAATTCTTCACTAAAATTTACTTGCCACTCAGAAACTATTTTTACTAAATGATTACCAAAATGTCTTAAATTCTCAGCTGATAAATGTAATTCACCTTTTTCATTTATTATTTTTTGTTCTCTTTCTGAAAAATAAATCTTACAAGAACCATCTTCTTTATTTTGAACGAACTTCATCTTTGTACTCCCCAATAATATCGTTTATCTCTAAACTCATTTTTGTTATTTCCTTCTTTATCTACATAATGTAAAAAAGTCTGTGCACACCAATCTCCTTTAAATTCTTCTCGCCAATGTTCTAGCTCACAACCTAAATATATAACAGCATCTCCTTCACTTAAATCTATAGGAGTGCCTTCCATAAATATTGGCCATTTTGTTCCATCACTTCCTATATTAACTGTAACACTTATTTCGCAAGCAGGTCTATCTGAATGTTTTTTTAAATCTGCAAACTTAGTGTACATTCTCCAAAAAGAATAAGTAGGTAATAATTTTTTACCTGTTTCTTTTTCCATTAAAGGAAGTTTTTTTAACATGATAGATTCTAATAAAGGATCCCCATAAAAGTATGTATCAAAAATATCGCTTTGCTGATTATCAAAATTAGATAAATTTGTTCTATGTTTTATTTCACAATAAATATTTAAAATATCTAGTTCTTCTTTATTCAAAAAACCTTTAACTGTTTTATATTTAAAATCTTTTCCTATAATGCCCATGCTACTATTGAATACCTTATCCCTTCTGTTACTGGTGTTACTGAATGTGGGTATAAAAAATTACTTGGCCAAATTATTAGTCTATTTGATTTTTTTTCAATAGTCATTGTTTTAGTTAAATCAGGTAAACCAAACACCAGTTCACCCCCTTTATAATCTTCATTGACTAAAAAAATAAAACTTAAAGTTCTTGGCACAAGTTCTCCATGATCTATGTGAAAAACATAATGCCCTTGTCTTACGTACTTTAAAACTTGTATATCTTTTATTGTTACTGGACATTTTGAATAATCAATTTTTAGATCTTCAAAATACCTTCTTATAAAGTTTTTTATTTGATAAACCCAAAAAGAACACCAATGAATATCTGTTAGAGATTTTTCAAAATCTGCATTAGATAAATACCATATTAAAGTATCTCTAACTTTTGTATTAATAGTATTGGGATCTTCATTTGAAGATTTGCTTTTAATTATTTTACCTTGTTCAAATTTATTTTGTTGTTCACAAATTCTTAAAAATTTATCTAATGTATTTTTTGGTAAAACATCGTCATAAAATCTAATATAATTAGATAAGCTATCTTTTGGGTTTTCTAGAACACTCATCTAGAACTGTATATAGCTTATTATGGTATTTGTAAAGGATGTAAAAAAGTTATACCATTATCCTGGCAATATTGTTCCCAAGTTTTTTCCAAAGGTGTATCTGCATCTGGAACTATTGAAGAAGTATCTATACCATTTATAACTGAAATATAATTCTCTACTTCAGTTTTTTTAGGATGAGATGGATTAGCATTTACAAATGCTGTTGCTAAACTTTTAACATTATTTAAATAAGAAGATAATTCATCTGCTGATTTAAATCCTGAAAATACCGAATCATTATAAGTAATTGTGTCTCCTGATAAAGAAGCCCAAGCTTGATTTAATCTTATTTTATTAAAATCAGCATCTGATACAGATTTTACAGTACAATGTTCTGCTACAAAATTTAAATTATCTTTATCAGAATCGTTAGCAGCTATTTTATAAGCTCTGTCTTCTCCATTAACAAATATAATATAAGCCATAATTTTATCCTTCTAAGCTTCGTATACAATTAAATAACCAGGTCCACCTGGGGTTCCTGCGTTTCCATTACTAGCAGGAACATTAAGATATCCTCCTGCTCCTGGGTTTCCTGCACTAACACCAAAAATACCAGATGGCATTGCTGGGAAAAGTTCTCCTGGTGCACTACCAGGATTTCCTGGGGTTCCAGCAGTGTAACGATTAGGGTTACCACCACCACCGTTACCACCATTTACAGTGTTTCCAAAAATTGTAGTTGGTGCTCCAGGATTTCCTGGGTTACCTCCGTATCCTATATTACCGCCAGTTCCTGCAGCACTAATTGAATAGGGATAACCAGTAGCAGATGTAACAGAACCTTTATAAAAACCAAAAGCTCCAGCACCACCAGGGCCACCATTTCCTCCTCCACCTCCAGAGTTATCTTTGGCACCACCGCCACCGCCACCTCCTGACCAAAGGAATGCTTGATAAGCACTTCCAGTTGGAGAAGTAGTGTAAGTTCCAGATGCAGGTCCTCCACTAAAAAAAGTTATAGTGTAGCCCCCACCACCTGCAGAACCAGATGCAGCAGAAGTAATTCTTCCATCTTCATCAATAGTAATGTCTGCTGTAGTGTATGAACCCGCAGTAACACCAGTTGAAATTAATTGATCTGGACCAACTGAGTTTGTAGCAAGTTTAGCTTGTGTAATTGTAGATTGAGCAATGTTATTTCCTGTAACAGCTGATGCCGCTAATTTTGCAGTAGTAACATTTGATTGTAAAATTTTATCAGTAGTCACTGCGTTATCAGAAATTAATGCAGTTGTAATCGCTGCAGCTTCAATTTGAGCAGTACCTATAGTTCCACCTAAAGTGTTTAAAGAAATTTCTGTGATATTAGTTCCATCTGAATAAGCTGCAAAAATTTTTGGACTTGCAGCCCCAGCAGTAGTTGGAGAAAAACCAGTACCACTAACAGTTTTGATTGTAAGATTTTGTGCATCAGTTATAGCACTACAATCAAAGATATAAAATTTTTCAATTCCATCTGGAATTGTTACAGTAGTTGCACCTGTTAAAGTTATAGTTCCAAATTTAATAATCATGTTTCGTGCATTTGATAATGCAGCGTTTGACATTACTAAAGCAGTTGTAGCTGAATCAGTAATTGTTACTGCTTCGTAACCAGCGATTGCTTGTTGAATTAAATTTAAGTTTGTATTTGTTTTATCACCCCATGTACCAGCGTTTTCGCCAGTGACCATTAGTTCAAGTTTAAGATCTGTAGAGTAACTAGATGTCATAAAAAATTTCTCCTAAATAATTATAATTTTACCTTAATCATGCAGCCAAATCAACCTCAGTCCAAACATTGTTTACCCCTAGATTAATCTCTTGCCAAGAAGTAGTATTAACGCTTCCTATAGAACTGGTCAAGGCTATGCCAGTAACGTCCACATTTGCATTAGCTATAGTTGTTTCTTCCCCTATAAACATGGTCATTTCTGAGCCAGTTACATCGTATATAGTGTTTTGTTCAACGGATCCTATTGAACTTGTAAGAGCCGACCCTGTGATAGTCACATTAGCATCTGCAGTTACGGTCTCATTACCTATTGAGCTAGTTAATTCAATACCTGTTACAGAGACATTACCATCAGCTACAACCGTCTCTTCTCCTATAGAGCTTGTTAATTGTATACCAGTTAAAGTTACGTTTGCGTCTGCAGTAGTTGTAACCCCTGCAATAGATGAAGTTAGTTCTGATCCAGTAACCCCCGCTGTTACTCCAATATCTAAGGTTACAGAACCAATAAATGAATCTAAGTTATCTTCAATTGGGTTTACTGATACATTACCACCTGCTTCAATATCTACTGTTTGAATAGACATAGCCATTTGGCTACCGACTACAGATAGTCCTTGAATTTGACCTACTGATAATGTTGCTTGTATTCCAGTTACATCTATGTTTGCATCTCCAGTCATTGTGATTTGACCAGGAGTTGTTGTTAACTCTTGTCCTGTAGGACTTGCACTAGCCCCTGCTGTTACTTCAGCAACTGCACCAATAGACATTGTTGCAGATACGGATCCTGTTTGTACAGAGTAAGCATCACCCCATACCATTGATCCCCAAGCATCTCTACCCCATCCAGAACCAATTAAGAAATTGTCATCAATGGTAACTGTACCTGGTGTTGAAGTTAATTGAGAACCAGTAACATCTTGTTGAATACCTCTAGCAATATCTTCTTCTCCAATTGAAGAAGTTAATTGAATACCGGTTACAGAAAATTGTACTGACGAACCTCCAACGGCACCTGCGTTTGTAAATGTGAGTTGTGATCCTGTTACATCAACATTAGCATTGGCTTGTGTTGTTGATGAACCGATTGATGTAGTTGCTGATATTCCGCTGGGTGAGGCAGTGGCGTTACTTAGATCGCCCCAAGTTTCTTCGCCCCAAGTTTTATTACCCCATCCAACGGCCATATCATTTTATATCCTTATTACGCAATTCTTAGAATCGCAGCAGAAGTTGTGAATGCAGGGAACTGGATTGTAAATGTTCCAGATGTTGCAGTCTTGTCTCCACCAAAATCTAAAACAGCAACTGCTTCAGTAGTACCAGTACCACCGTCAGTAGTTGTGTTGTAAATTAAAGCACCTCTAGCTGTTAGTGTAACTCCAGTGAAAGATAAATCAGCAAAGTCAGTAATAGCGACTCCTGATGAAACTTTAACACCTTGGTTAACTAAAGCTTTTCCACCTGCAGAGTATCCTGCTGGTGAAGTTACTTCGCCAGATGATGAATAGTTAGTAGTCGATGCTCCTAATGTAGCAGTAGAAACATACATTGCTAATTTAAATGTATCTCCACCACTATCAAAATCATGCTCACCACCCATCAATTGTTTTTTAAATGAATTGCAAATTGCATTAGTTGTAATAGCCATAATATATTCTCCTTATAAATTTGTTTATGGTGACGGTGATGGTATTTTAATTCGAGGTACACCACTGTCGTATTCGCCTCTACGTCTTCTACCCATTTGCTGTAGAGCAAACGCTTGTACTTCTTCATCATACTTGCTTTTGTATAACGTGTAAAGATCTTGAGGACCTTTCAAATAAGAAAAAGCTTCTGTTAATGCACCATGTAATAACATGGACTCTTGATAAGTAGAAAGAAATGTATTGTTAGTAGCACTAAAATGAGGAGGATCCTTTATAAAATTAATTTGAATAGTGTAAGCTGAATCTGGTGTAGGTGCTACAATAATATTGAAATCATCCCAATTAGCCCAAAACTTAGGCAATCCTGTTGCTCCTGAACCATTGTATTCAGAAATAAAACTAGTATCTCTTTTTTCTAAAAAAGTTCTATCAGAACCATTAATAACTTGTACGGATCTCATTATCATACAATCAGCAGGAAGACTTACAGCTCTATTGCCACTTGTAAAAGATGAAGTAGAGTATTTTCTTAAATCATCATAATCTACTTGCCCAGCTACATTTAATTCTGTATTTCTAATAAAATTATCAATAATACTATCTGTTAGTACATTAGAATCTACTTCAGTATAGTCTCTTACTTGAGTTAAAAAATTTGCATACGTTATAGCCATTACGATATCTCCACTGTTACAGTACCTGCCATTGAATTTAATTGTCTTCTTCTATTTTGTGCTGAACCGTTATCTGGTTGCATTCCATTAGATAAAAAACCAAATTGACCAGGTAATCCTAAATCTGCTGTAGTAAAATTAGCTCCTCCAGATATCAAAGTAAAGTCTTGAGGTCTTGGATTTAATAATGCAATAGCATCAGCTTTAACTGTCTTTCTTCTTATTTGAGGATGTTTTGGCTCATATTCAGATATATGAACTAGAGCTCCTGTCCATTCTCTAACCATTTCCTTGTAAGGAAATGCCATTCCAGAACGATCAGATATAGCATGTGATCTTTTACCAGTTGCATGAGACATTAGACACCATCTCCAAAGTAAGTTTGAGGAGAAATGTATAAAGAAGTTCTAGAACCATCTTCATCTAAAGCTCTTTTCATTTCATCTTCATAAGCTAGTTTTAACATTTGTGTTCTATCTGCAGCTTTTAAAAAAGATAAATAGTATGCAAGACCTGCTACCATACAAGGTAAAAATCTATAAGGTGCATCAGGAGTATTTGTGTAGGATCCAGCATCTTCAATTCTAGCAATATAATAATATTTTAAATAAGTATAAGTAACCACATCAGGTGTTTGATACAAATATATTTGTGGATTAATTTGTCTGTCTACATAATACTGTGATGGTTGTCCTGTAGAGCCTTTGTTAGGCAATCCAGCGTATGTAGATCTATCAGTTTTAGTTAAAGACACATCGGTAATGGTAGGACTGTTACCTGCACCTGTAGAAATATAAGCCTCTAGAACATCACTGCAATCACTTGGAGTAGCATATTGATACACGCCACTGGTCATCACTTGTTCTTTGTTTTTAACTTTCCATAAGTGCAATCCTCTATTACCCCATTCTGATAATAGAATATTTAAATTTCTTCTAGCTCTTTTTAAATCGTATCCTGAATCTGTAGTAAGACCACATCTTTCATAGGCTTCATCTATGATTTCGTCTATATTTAAATTAAATGATGTAGTTCCTGAACTTGCCATTATATCATTCCTTTATAATAATCTTTCATGTTTATAAAACCACCTGAATTAAATTTCTTACCTCCAGATGTAGTTTTAATTTCTTCTCGTATTTGTCTTAGTCCTTCGCTAACAGCTGAGTTCATAGACATATCAACTCTTAAATCATTAACGATTTGATTAAATCGTTTTTTATTAGCAGGAGTTCCATTCTTATAATATTTTTCTGCGTAATCCATTATAAAATATCTTTGTAATAGTCTTCATAAGATTTATTAGAAACCATTTGTTCTCCAACTTCTGATTTAATATGAGAACCAATGTATTCACCTGTTATAGGAGAGCCCATGTTTCTTTTTTTCATTGGAACACAATTAGGTACTTTTCTACCATTCTTCATTTTAGTTCCAACCATCTCATAGCCTTCCCAACAAGGACCTTTTCCTTTTTTCATCTTTTTTGCCATTTATTCCTCCATTTTAGCCGCGGCTTTGTAAGTGTATAACTTATCCTTTTTGCGGTTGTACAACTTAATTGATTGTACCACTTTTGGTTTATGCAGTAAACGTCTTGCTAAGAGCTCTTTTGCTATTGGATTTCTTTTTTTTAGCATGTTCGGAATCCTTCATTAATTTGCCATCTGGCATATAATGATATCCTTTAGGAGCTTTTTTCTTTTTAGCTCCACTTAATTGTCCATCAACTTGTTTTGTCATTTGTGATCTTGAAATACTCATACTAAATCTACCGCCTTTCCTATTATTGGTTTATATTTAGTTCTACCATCTTCTTTAAAAGCTCGCAAGAATTGTTTTCTTCCTTTTTCTGAAACATAGCTGCAATGCACCCATCCACTATTAGGTTCTCCTGGAACATAGAATTCTAAAATCATTTGATCAAAATCTAAATTCTTATAAATCCAATCTGCAACTTCAGCATTATCTTTTCCTGGACATTCAAAATCACAAGCCTCTGCTTTTGTATGTTGACTAGTAATTGAACTACCTATTTTAAGACAAAGATCAGGAGATCTAAATCCACTGGTCACGGTCACCGGACCAAAGTGATCTCTAACTGGTTGTAAAATATTTTCACATAATAATTTTAATTTTTCAATCTGATTAGCATTAGGATTGTTATCCACCCCTAATCGTACCGCAGTGTCTGATTTAATTAACTCTTGTAAAGTAAAGTTTCGAGAAAGATTCATTTTTATTATAATATTTTTTTTATAGATTCTAATTTTATTAATGAACCAAAAGAATAAATCAATCTTTCTCCCTTTTCAATAGGTGTAGATCCGTGATTTTCTAAAGAAGCAAAAATAATCCATAAATCATTTTCTTCTATAGAGAATATTTTATCTTCAATTATTATATCTCCACCTCTATTAGGTTTTTTTAATAAAACATTTGCTCTAACATGAACATAACCTTCTGGAGCTGAATCTTTATGGATATGTGTACAAGCATTATCTTCATAATGATTCATAAGTAAATTACCTAATACAGGTTCTTCTTTATCAGGTACAAGATTAAATTCTAAAAAACTTTTTTCCCATAATTTAGATTTAGTGTATTGCCTAGCAAATCTTCTTCCAAAAGATACTTTATTTTGTTCAAAGTTGTTTGTGTATTCTATGTCTTTAGCGTAAGACCAGTTTTTAATTATTCTTGGTATTTGAAAAAGATTCATGTTCTATTTTTTGTATTTTATCAATTATATCATTAGTAAGATAGTTATCAACATCGTATATTTCCTCTTTAGGTTTTCCAGAATATATATAATGTAAGTTTTTTAAACCAATTATTTCATCATTATAATAAATACCATTTACATTGAATGGTTCGATTTTATCAAAATTATACTTAATCTCTGTATTTAAATAATTACTTAAATCTTTAAAAAAATTTTCTGGATTATTGCAAAAATCTTTATAATAAAATATTTTATAATTTTCATTATTTTTTATAATATTTGATATACTGATTATGCTTCTACCTAATATTTTATCTTCTTCTAAACTGTTGTTAACAAAATCACAAGCTTCTTTTTTTGAATATCCATTATCCATTTGAAGTTTAGCAAAAGAAGCTGCACACTCAACAATAGGTCTAACTAATAAAATAAATTTAGGATTTTTTATAAAATTTTTAATTAAATTTAAATTAAAGGGTGTCCCCCATGTTCCTCTATCTATAATTATATCTGCATCCCAATCTTGATAATATGTAGGTAAAACAGAAGCAATAACATTATCTAAAGATCTATGATTTGGAAAATTTTGAAATATTTCAGTTCCTTTTAAAGAAATTAAATTATAAAGTATATTTGCAGTTATTGAATTAGGAGATACTTTTATATGTTTATTTTGATTTAAAATAGAACTTATTACTGTGTTACCTGCTCTAGGAAGAGAACATAAAAAAACTAATTCTTTCATATTTTTATATTCTTATACTCTAAATATTCTTTAGTACCAAAATGCATCCAACCACTATCTATCTGTATAGACATATTAATTCTATTATTTGTATGAAATTGAAATAGCCATGATAATACAACAGAATCTATTTTTTTACCCATTTCAGAAACTTCAATATGATAACCTATATCATTGTTATTTTTTTCTACAATAATAACTTTTGATAAATTAGGTTTTAACCACTCTGGAATATTTAAATTAGTTAACCACATACAGTTAAAATCTTGGCATTGTTCTTTTGGTCTATTTTCATAAATAGAGCAACCATCTTTACCTTTAAAATGACATGGTCTTCCAGAGAAAAATTTATGATTATATGCAGAACCTTCTAACCAACCTTCGCAACAGGCGGTACATCCGCTACAGGATCTTTTATTCATTTTTATATCAATGGTTTAATATCTTTTTTATTGATTTACTTCCATCTATATTTTCTTCTAATTCAACTTTTACATTACCACATTTATAAGTGACATTAACATTTATATCACGTTCTGCAAGTCTTTTACCCTTTAAACAATCAGACATAGACTCTTGTATTCTGTGTTCTTGCAATTCTCCTGCAATAAACATACAGAGAGCAACGACACTGCTAATAACCGTTTCCATTAGCAAACTCCCGTTGTTTGTCTTTTAATTTTTCTATATCTT